TTTGAATATATTATAGCATAAAAAAAGAAGGGGTTCAACCCCTTCTTCATTTATTGTCTGAAGCATTAGCTGCAGGGAACTGCCCTACTTCTAACTTTAAGACCACGATACATTAGATCGTGTCTATTTCGTTTTGATGCTTCATCGAGTACTTTTTTGTTGTACTCTTCAGTGTCATACTCGACACCACGGTAAGTGACTTTTGCCATTGGCTTTACTCCAAAGTAGTAGGGATTTTAGCCCCGTTCCTTCAGTCGGCTTTTGCGTCCCATAAACATCCTTGAGTACTACCTCTTACCATTTGAACCAATTCGGTTCTATATTCAGTCGAAGGTGATATCTTATCGATAATTCCCTTCGCCTCTTCACAAGTTAAAAGAGTAGCGAGTAGTATGTCCATGAGATGAACGATCCGTTCCGAGTCGGCTTACTTGCGTCTCCTATACGGGAGATGAACGTTGTGTTAATACTAACACATTTTAACTATTTAGTCAAGTTAATATGTAAATTTGTTACATCGACCCTACAGAGCAAAAAATACCTGGAGATTTTTTTGCCCGATTTTTGGAATTAAAAGTCGATTTTGGTTTTACCCCTTTCGTCTTTTCTTTTTAGATGCTTGCTTGGTTCTATGACCCCATAACTTTGGACTTATAGTTCCTTTACCATATTGTATATCTTTTAAACCATGTTTAAACTTATCATAATACATATCAAAAATTTTAGTCTTAGTTCCTCTAGTTAAATCATACTTAGAAGGACCTAGACTACCAGATTCAAAAACTGAATAAGTTACAATAAAAGCATCGGTAGGAACATCAGCTATGGAAACTTCCTGAAGAGAACCATTCTCAACCAATAATTCACAACCATAAACAGTTTTAATGTTACTTGCTTCTTCTGTTGTCCAAAGAGATACTTTCTTCTCTGGTTTTTTTAACTCTGGTGCTTCTTTTGTTTCACTAGTCATGATCTACCACCCCATACAATATCAGGAAATGCTTCTGATGCAACATCCTTTGTAATATTATACTTATCTGTTAATCTACCATCCTTCACTAATATAAGAATCTCTGCCTCTAATGGATGTAATCCTTGAAGTATGTTTATAAACATAGATTCTCTACGAAGAGAACTCATACCAGGATTTCCACCTTTCAAGAAATTATAAAACTTCGTAAATTCCTTACGGATAGTAGTCTGTCCTTGATCTTGTGATCCAAGAGACGAAGATCCCAATTCATTCATCTTACTTACAGCATCATCTATCTTACCAGATAAAGTACCTGTTTTAGTTTCATCTTCTAAATTACTACCGTAAGGGACTTCACCTTCAGGTAAAAGAGTTACAATAGATTCATCAAAGTTCCAAATTAAAACTGCCTTTAATGAATTATCACCATACCTTCTGATAACTTCAACTTTATTTGCCTTACTCCTCATTTTAGAAGCAGCATCAAGAACCTCATAAGCAAAAGGATTCTTAGGTAAATCTGGAATCTTTTGTGCAACTACTTTTTTAGGTTTTGTTGCAGTAACCTTTTTAGTTGTTGACGCTCTCTTTCTAGTCGTCGTCTTCTTCGTCGCTGTCATAATTGTTTTCAAAACGGAATGCTACAATTTCATCTGGAACTAAATTACCATTAACATCAAACATTTCTGGATGAACTTTGATATCATGATAGTTCATAAAATACTCTCTGGCAACCCAACCACCAATGGCTCCTACTATAAGGAACAATATTGTTAGAAAAGATCCGAACACTAAACTTATCGCTAACATGTCTCTTTCTCCTATTTTAAGTGTGGTAATATGTGATGGTTTGGGTTTTGGTTTACCTCCTGTTAATATGAACTCGAAACCACGATCAATATTATAATCTGGTTTATTTATACTTACCTCAGACGATTTTCTTTTCCCGAAGGAATTGAACAGTTTCTGTACAACCTCCAAGTTTTTCCCTTTCTCCTGTGTCATCACAAATTACTTGAGGAAAAGTTGAACCTTGTCCAAATTCCGCATAAAAATCATCCCGTGTAAAATCATTATCTAGATTATACACAACATGACTTAGTTTTGTCAACTCCATTACTTCTTTTACTTTCTCACAATATGGGCAACCTTCTCTACTATAAATCGTAAAGTTCATTTCTTGATATTAGTTTTAAAAAATTATTTAGTAGTTATTATAACACTATTTTTAATTTAAACATCCCCTGCGTTATTAGGGAATGATCTACCACCACCCCACATAATTCTTACTGCACCTCTACCACCTTTATTTCCAGACCATCTACTACTATATCCACCACCAAAATCTCCACCAGTTTCAGAGTTCTGTCCATCTGATCCTGGTCCCTTTCCATTTTGCCCACCAGAACCACCTTCACCATCACCAGAAACATCTCCACCAGTTTGTCCAGTCATTCCATAAAGTCCTACACCACCACCAGCGTAGTAAGCCCAAGCACCACCACCTCCAGCTCCACTACCAGATGCACCTGACTCATCACCAGTTCCTACTGGTGCAGTCCCTCCAGTCCCATTATATCCACCAGCACCTGCACCATTATATCCATGAAGTCCAGCAACACCACCATTACCACCACCATCATAATCTCCCAATCGACCTCCTTTTGTCCCGTTATTGGAATCACTAGCAGTACCTGTACCACCTTGTGCAGTCATAGACTGCGAAACCCAATTAAATGAAGAATCTCCACCAGAAGTTCCTTCAATACCTGCACCACCACCAATACCTGGAGCTCCAACTACTACAGTATAAGATTGTCCTGGTGTTACTGGAATATTATTCTTCCATACAAGTGCTCCACCTCCACCTCCACCAGCTCCAACACATATTGCAGAAACAGAAGTATGTCCACCAGGACAAGTCCAACTATAGGTTCCAGGATTTGTAAATAAAGCTTGTCCAGGAGGTTGCGATGGTATTTGTTCAAGAATAGTAGATACTAAATTATTTGAATCATAAGTTAACTCCCAAATCTTATCAACACCGCCTATAGATTCTGTATATTCCGTTATTAGTCCGTCAGAATTATATGTAATATTACTATAACTATTATCACCTAATGTAACTGCAGTTACATTATTACTAGAGTCTGTTGTTATACCACTTGCTCTAGTAAACGGATCGGTCTTAGTGATAGTTCCACCACCACCTTGCTTCCCTTTATTAATACTTAATCCAACAAATCTAGCCATTATTATCTAGATAATATAGAGAACTAGTCATATTTATTATATTGAAGTAGAAGCGAAAAATGATTCTGCTGATATCTGCCTTGCTCTTCTAGTAGTTGCTGTTGCCGTAGGAATATAATTTGTAGTGTCATTAGAAACTTCAATCTTATCAGTAAGTTCTCTACCCAAAACAGTATTGGATGTAAGAACATTGGTGTTGCCGATTGAAATATATTCAGTCCCGTCTAATATTTGCAATCTTCCAGCATTTAACGTTATACCATGACTAAAATTAAATCTATCGGTTGAAGATTGCCATAACATCGTCTTATCAGTAAGACCCTTAATAATTATTCCACCATTATCAGCATTAAAATCGGTAGTAACTGCCTTCAAATTAAAATATCCAGTAGCAGATCCATTACCACTAACAGTCTCACTTAAAGTGACTGTTGAACTAGCTATGGATACTACATTTACAGTATTACCAAGACCAAATGATCCTGAAGATGTGTAGTTTAATTGTAATCCTCTATTTGGCGTAATAAACTTTGTTTTATCTAAACTTGCTGGAGTTACTACAACTTGATTTGATCCGCCTGTTACAATTGCTTCAAAAGATACAGTTGTACTAGTAGTAAATCCTAAAACAATGTCATTTGATCTTACTTCAAAATCCTCAGTTTCTATTGGAGATATATTTGTTTTAATCTCAAGATTATCATTGTAATTGGGAGTGCCATAAAATGTAGTAACACCTATAGATCTTAAATTTCGTATACCATCAAAATCATTATTAAATAAAGTTACACCATTAATCCTATTAACACTACCATCAACAATAAGATTACCTGTAATGGTACTTCCACCACCAACTGTAGTATCACCACCAATATCAGTATTACCTGTAATAATAGCATTACCTACTACATCAAATTTTGTAGTAGCAGTTCTTCCTACCCCAACATTACCATCAAACCTAGAGTTGCCAAGAACAACAAAATCATCACTTGTAGGTGAACCACTTACTTCATAGAATAATTGTCCATGACAAAGAAATGTTACCTTTGAATCAGGATTAGAAAATCCAATTAAAGATTGACCTGAACCCAATTTAATATTAGGTCTAGTGTATGTTTGACCTGGTCCAATACTAAAACCAAAATCCAAATATTCTGTGCTATCAAACTGCATCAAATTGCCATTTGATAGACCAAGTTTTACGGTTGATACATCAGGTCCTAAATTACAAATAGATAATGTTACCTCAGATTCGGATCCTGCAGGTGCAGTAAATAATACTTGCTTTGTTGCTCCTGTAGATAATGTATGTTGAAGGATTCCAGATCTTACAGGGTTTATAATATCATTAGTGGTTTGTCCATAAAACAAAAAGTTAACATCACTTTCTGTTGATCTTACAACTAATTCTTGTCCTGCACCCACATAAATATTTTCAGTCTCAATTACATCACCATACTTTACATATCTATTATATTCAAAATATCTTATACTATTACCTTCTCTATAACCAATTTGAATTCTAGACGGGTTATAATTCTTACTACCAATAGTTACCTTACCTACTGTTAATTTATTAGCAGGTCCTGTATAAAGGTTGAGAACTGGACCAGGAGATGGTATAGTAGAACTTAATAAACCAAACGCCATTTATCGTAACCGAATACAATTTTAAATATTTATAATGATTATACTAACAGGAGCAAAAGGATTTATAGGTCAGAACTTTCTTAAGTATCTGATAGAGTATTCGGATGAAGAGATTGTTACAGTTGATGAGCATGACTGTTGGGATTGGATAGCATACTTTAAAGATTGGGATAAGGTATCCCTTATACTACATCAAGGAGCGATCTCAGCAACGACAGAAAGAGATATAGATAAACTCCATAGAACTAATGTTTGGTTCACTATAGAACTGTTTGAGAAGGCAATAGAACATCAAATAGATGTTAAATTTGCCTCATCTGCATCAGTATATGGCAATACAAGAAAGAGTTTAATGGGAAGTACTCCTAATAAAATATCTCCATTAAACTACTACGCAATTACTAAGTTACAGATAGATTATTACATACAAGATAACCTAGATAAGTTTTCATCTATCCAGAGTTTCAGATACTTTAATGTGTATGGAGAAGGAGAAGATAAAAAAGGAGATCAAGCAAGTCCAGTTCATAAGTTTACCAAACAAGTGAAAGAAACAGGTAAACTAAAACTGTTTGAAGGTTCAGGTAAATATCTAAGAGATTTTATTTGGGTTGGGGATATAGTAGAAGTGGTTCTTAATAATGACAAACCATCTGGGATCTATGATCTTGGAACCAGTAACCCAATTAGTTTTAAACTTGTTGCTGAATTAATAGCAGCAAAATATAATGGAGAAATAGAATACATTCCATTCCCAGAACATCTAAAAGGAAAATATCAATATCTAACTATCGCAGAAAAGGTATGGGACTATCAATTTATAAATGTAGCACAGTATCTTAATATGTGTTGAATATTAAATTAAAGGATACGGTTTTTCTAATATTATTTGATTTATGAACAGACACCCCATGTAACATATAAGATGGAAATAATAAAAGCTTACCTCTTTCAGCTCTTATAGATTTTCTATCTCCAGAGAAACCAAGATCTCTCCATTCTCTATGAACCTCTCTGTAACCTTCATTATAAAAGAAAAATTTACCATCATCTTCTTGTTCATCAGTTAAAAAAAGACATCCTGATAAATGAAAAGGAGTATGATCATGAACTTCCTGAAAACATCCTTTCTTATAAGTATTTCTCCAAATTTCATGACAATATATACTAAGATTTGCCTTACGACAATCTAAATCCAATTCATTAAAAAATATACTTAATGATGGTTTAAATAATGTAATAAAATCTTCACGTAAATCTAATCTTTCTACTTCAATAGTACATCCATCCACCCAAGAAAATTCTTGATTTTCTGTCAAATTTAAATTTTCTATATTACTTAATAGATCTTCTTTATTTGGAGGATCTATTAATGAAAAATAATTTTGTGTTATAACGTCAAGCATCAATCCCCCCTGAATACTCTATGTGAATCTAAATCAAAATGTTGTGTAGAAAACTCAAATAATTCAGAATCTTCCATAGCATACATTTGATGTCTCATCTTTCTTTCAATATGAAACTTATCACCTGGTTCTAAAACTATACTATCAGATAATGCAATATCATTATCAAAACCATAAAAGAGATGTATCTTACCCGACTGCAAGAAAAATGTTTCATCCTTTAGAAGATGATAATGCCAAGAACATCTCTTACCTTTAACAAAGAATAAAAGCTTACCACAATATTC